CTGCATGCGAGATCCGCCATCAATTGACTTCTGATGGACGTCTCCTTCTTCTTTAACTCAGTAGAAGCGCCACTGGTGAACCGAAAGCTCAAACTAGAGAATTCAGGCAAATCACCCAGGACTTTTGCGATTTTTCGGGAGGAAGAAAAAAGAATCTTCTCAACCAGAGGGTCGAAGCAAAAACGACCCTCCACGCGCAGTCTGAATAACTCGTTGATCCTTTCGCAATTCGCTTCGGATTCGACGAACTTCGCAAAAGCGGCTTCATCCGGGTTAGTATCAACCGGGAGAAACGGAGCCTTCTTGAAGAGGGCAATAATCTGCGATGCGAGGAATACTTCCTCGGGCGCTACCCTATAATCTACACGAAACTTGGCCACACCCTCCCAGTCACCGCGCGTGAGCGCAGCAACCAGGGGGTGAGCTGCCGGGAGCCTGTCAGCAAAGACAGACGCCACGGCGCGAGCCATGTCCATGCATTTTACATCATCGGGAGGTGTTTGCCAAGCATTGATATCCATGGTAGCTCCTAATTGGAAACTAAGGCAGGTCTAACCGGCTACGATGCGAGCGCCGCTGAGCAGTGACATCACCAATAATACGGTGAGCACTGATATCAGCACAGCCGCTGTGAGCCGATCCATCAGGAGACGCAGATAAGCTGCGACGCCAGTTCGTCGATAATCCCGGCAGTGATTGCCGGAACAGTGGTAGGCGTGTTGGTCATCATGTTGGTGACCATCTGCTTGCACAGTCGACGTGAAGCGATGCTACCACGTTCGTGGTAGTGACCGTAGAACCCGCTGGTGTCCACGTACGCCACTTTCGGCGCAGCGGTGTAACCAGCCGCATTGGCTCCGCTAACACTCTCCATCACCGGCACTTCGATACGGAAGTCCACGTGCCACACACCCGACTTCGGGTTGCGTGACAGCGACATCCGCGCCGACACTTGAGCGTAGGTCGGCAAGGAAGCTACTTGTTCGCGCCACAACGCTTCAATGCGATTGGTCGTCTTCCCCGTCTTCTCGACGGAAATCGGCACAAGAGTGTGCAGGACCGGTGTGGCGGCGCCGTCAAAAACGGCGATGTTTGAGATATTACTCATAACGAACTTTCTGAAGGAGGGTTATTGGCTCGGCTACCGTGGCCGCGCGCTTTTGCGCGCCGCACGATTGTCGAGGATCTGCGCATACTTGTGAGCTAAGGCTATGCTCTCGAGAGTGTGTCTGGTTCGAACGTCCTTGTCCTTATGAAACAGGGGCTTGAACGTCGGAAGCGGAGCATCAATCCCGTGCCCGCACGTGCGGACGAGTGACACCCGGAACAGGTTAGTGTCCCGGTTTGCCGCGAACGTCATGCCATTTTCTTGGCGAGACTGTTCAATCGACTGGTGAGTACGCGTTACAACCGTTTTCACGGTAAACACTTCACCGAACACTCGTTTCGCATTTAGCGACTCTAACCAACCCCCAATTGGGATCCACCAATCGACTACAAACGAAAGTGGAACCCGCTCCCATAAACCGGAAGCTATGTCGGTGACGCCTAATACATCGGCGGCCGGAGGAGTTGACTTGAGTATGGCGATGTATTGTGCCATCACCATGGTTCTGCTAGCATAGTACGCCGTTGTTCCGTCGACGACTTTTGTTTTGTCGTCCTTCTTACGTTGCGCACGTACCTTTTGGTACTGCGGACGGTCGAGATACCACGCGAGTGCTCGTGCTGCAGCTTGCACGTCACTGATGAGTGGCTTGATACCCAACTGATAAAGGAGGTACCTATCCCGAACGGGGTCACCCTGTGCGATCCATTTCTGCCTGCGCGTCGACCGACTTGATATCGAGCCTAGCGCCGCTGAAGAGTTCTTGGTGTTACCCATGACTCTAATTGCTCCGACTATGTCGCCACGAGCCGCTTTTCGCAGCCCACGCGCCATCTTCTTTGCATTGTCAGCGATCATCGTTCTGGTTTTGTCGATCTCGGCGAGTGCAACTGCCGCGTGGAAATCCACATGCTCTTGCAGCTTTGAAGCTAGCTTATTAGCGAGAGCAATATCGTCATCGTCATCCCAGTTGTTTGGGGGTTCAATGAAACCAAAGTAATCAACGATGGAGGCGTTACTCTGAATCTTCGCTCCGTTGGAGTTGAAGATGTCTCCAACACCATAACTACCTGACTGCAGATTCATCAGATAATTGTGGTTTTCCTCTTTTCGACGACGGCGCTGAGCTACACGAGCTGCAGCTACTTCAATGTTGTCTTGCAGGCGGCTCAACCTGTAAATCTGTAGGTCGGCTGCCAACACTGAGCGTCGCCTCTTCAAGTCAGCCAATCTCTGACCAGTAGCCTTGTCCTTCGTCACATTAAACCGTGACCTGAGAGTTTTAATCTCAGCGCTAAATTCCTTGATCTGCTTGGCGATTATTTCGTCACCAACGACCTTCGGAGTGCGAAAGGGCGTGAAAGGTTCCCAGTCACCACCGTTTTGGACCTTTTGGAAATATAGGCCCGACAAGGCTCCGCTCACAGGATGTGGCGACCTCTTGTCATTGACGATAGTTCTGATCATGGTAGCTTTGCCTCTGCGCGAGGCTATCCATCAATAGATTTACCTCATTAATGGACCCATCGGCG